CCCGGATTTACCAGGTCGAACAGAGGGTCTTCAGACCCTCTCACCTTCCTACCTCGATCATCCTCCATTTTATAGGATGCTTGGATCGGAAGGGACCGACTGGATAACTCGTACACGTCATCACCCCATCGGTACAGAGATTTCACTCTCTATAACCGGTGGTTGAGTAGGTCGAGGATACTTATGCTGAGTTGAGAACCCCCTGTTAAGGGTAAGTTCCAATGCTCGCATAAGAATCTTAGACTCTCAGTGACGACGGACTTTGGCAGCATTCAGACGTGAACGCACAGATTTGGCCATTCACTTAGGCTCCCTAAGCGTTAGTGCTCTACGTAAGTAAAGCGCTATCGGCCCAAGGGCTAAATGAGCAACCTCTTCTATGAAGTCCATATCTGATGTACCAAAAGTCGTGTTGGCCCATAAGACCTTGTTTAGGGTAAAACCTATTCAAGGTATTGGCAGACCAACACTGTCACGGGCACTATGATACTCCTCCAACTCCAACTCCAATCGGGTTTGAACCGAAAGGAATGGAGATTGAAAGAGAATTCATAGCTCCGATCAACCAATGAGATATTCATGAGTCTCGAGGGCGTGTCGAGGAACGGCTTTGAGCAGGTTTCCTGTAAAGGATGACCTGTCAAAGGCATGTTTCTCGACTGCATTAAGATTCTTCTGGAACGTTTGGAAGGCAACAGCCTTCTTGAGTCCCAGAAACTTATGTACAAGGTCTAGTCTGTAAAAAGACAACAACCATTGTACATAACGGTCCTTTTCTGACCCCATCACTGGGGGGATTAGGCCCATATGTAAGAAGTAATCAGGTTTACCCGCCACTAGGCGAGTAATCAAACTTACTCCTCACATAGTTCTTAATTTGGAATGTGCCTCTTTCTTACCAGAAAGAGGGAATTCCACCTTAAAATCATGAGCAACTGAAAGCTCTGGTGAAACAGAGTTTTCACAGTAACCACGTTCTCAAAGGGTATCCCATAAGGAGAACAACGCTTCAGTTGTTCCTTCATGGATTAAACCGATAGGAAGTGGGCTAAGGTTCTCAGCACCTAAAAGGTACTGAGAAGCAAATTCTACACCAAGGTGTGTATCGTTTCCGATAACACTCTTGATCATAGAAATGCCTACACCTAGATCTGTTATAATCTTGATGTAACACTCAGCGACCTCCTTATCGGCAATGACTAAGTCATCACCTAAGAGAAGGTAGTCCTCAAAGGCACCTCCCTTCCCTCTCATATCCGCTGCCAAGCGGACCAAGGCATGATGGGTAATAGCCATCATTGTTCATGATGAGTATATCCCCATGCCCTGGCCAGTAAGGTACCTTACGGCACCAAACTGTTTAGAGTGGAAGGGTTCGATTACTATAATTCCCCACCATGCTAATGCTATTGGGAGTCTTCCGACCCCAAATAGTTTTCACATGACAAGGACTTGTAGTATGATCGGTATACGATCCGTTGCTGCACTTAGATCAATTGAGTGAGCCTTCTTACCCAGAAGAGCCCATTCTTTTGATACTAAGTGAATCTTTTGTTGATCGTAAGTAGCATCTATGGGAATACTCTTTAAAAGAGCTATGATCATTACATGCACTGGTCGAAGGGTTAACTGAGTTAACCAATCTCCAATTGCAATGTAACGTCATTTCCCTGCCCCATCTCTAAATACAGCTAATCGACGGCACTTGCCGAAGTTTAGTGTATTATGAAGATGAAAGGCACCTTTAATCTTACTTTTTAGATTTCAAATCGATTCTCAACCAAGTCAGTTTAGAAGACCTCGAGGTCCTCGGATTGCTCCGGGGATTCTTGGTAATTTCAAAACTTGACATCAGTTGGATAGAAATGATTCTATCAAGCAGATAAGGATAGGTTTATTGGCAATCACAAATAGATCTGATACACGCCCCCATAAGTGGAGACCATTTGGTCCCGAAGCCTTAAAAGTCTTTAGGTCTAACGACCCAGGACTTCAAAGAGCCCAAGGATTAATGGAATCTAACTTTGGAGGGCGGTAGCCCAGCATCGAATTCGGAAACCCGAGAGCATCTCATCGAGATATTATCTCATACCCCACCACTATGACAGATCACCATCTTCGAAGACTTAGTCCTCGAACGATAGTAGATAGGTCATGTGGAGTTGGTACAGATATATATCGATAGGTGCGGAGTGCCGACATAAGGAGAATCTTGTCTCATCGTGTTCACTTAATATTGAACACGGGTACTAGATACGGGGGAACTGGTAAAGTGCGCGCAGTCTTGCGCCACACTTTACTTTGGTTCACCTCCGTAGTCTTCCCTATCAAGAAGAAATTCTTGATAATGAGAAAGTCCTCTTTAAGTCAGGATGCTAAAAGTTTGGGATCAACCTTGGCAATAAGTGCTAGTTGCCCCTTCTCAATTCCATCTAAGGTTTTGAGAAGTGCCTTATTAAGGGCAAGGGTGCGAAGAAAACGTAAAGTTTTCTTTACAACCTTGGCAGTAGCCTTACGGTCAAAGTCTCTTACGCTTTTAGTGCGATCGGACTCTGGGTTTCTGACCTTCCTCCTTTTTAGGGGAGGTAGTCAGAGGCCTAAGAACCATCTCACTAGTGAGATGGTCCAAAGGATGTCTGATCATGCCTTCACTACCAGGTTGACAAGACCTGGTTGAGCCGGATACTTCACAATCTGGCGTTCCCCTCGCGGGTGCGCCATGTGGACTGTGAAAATTCAACATAATCAGAGCATTATGTTGACCATAGTTAAAAGGGTCAAAACCATAAAAAGTTTTAGATTCTTGTAAGCTAGGTTAACA